CTAAAACCGATGCTGGTCAGATGCAGATTCTTGCCAATGCAGCAAATGATGCTCAAGAAATTATCGGCACAGGTTTGCTAGATGCAGTCAAGATGCTGGGCGATGATGATTCAGTTGCGAATCTCGCAACGGCTATGCAGGATGTTGCTACTTATACAGCAGATGCAATCCGGGGCGTAGGTGTTCTAATTGATTATTTACAAAACATTCCTGGCGTTAATATTTTATTTGATGCGTTCAAGGTGTTCAACAGAAGCACCCCATTGGGCTTGCTGGTAGAACTTGGAAAACAAGCACGACAAAATGCCGAACAAAGTGGGACTTCCGCTAGTGCTTTAGCTCACTTAGCTGAACTCGAAGCTAAGTACAAAGTAAAAGCTCTTGCAATTGCTAGGAAGCTAACAGAAGAAGAATTAAAAAAACTCAAAGCAGCCAAACTTAAATCAGCCATTGACAAGGCTAATCTAGCTCTTGGCAAGGGAGAAAATGTCTTTGATCTTGACAAGATCCAGATTGCAGCAGCTCTTACTAATCAGGCTGAGCAATTAGGCAAGGCAACATCATCTGCTCAACAAATGCAAATTGCGAACGATATTGCTCGCCTCAATGTTAAGCAATCAATTCTTGCCCTAGAAGATGCAATTGCTGCTAAGGATGAAGCAGCTATTATTGCTGCTACTAATAAACTTAACGCAGATCTAAAAGTTCTAAGTGCTTTAACTGGTCAAAGCGCAAAGCTTTCAGACATCAAGTCAATACTTGAAGGACTTAAGCCAGCAGATCTAATAAACTTAACCAACCTAGATGCAGCTTTAGCCAAGATTCGCGAAATGCTTGACTTACTTGCTAAGGCTAATGTCGAAAGCAAGGCAAAAGTACCTACAAGCGGATCGCTTGGTTCAGGAATCCCAGTAGGAGATTTCATTGCGCCTATCTCAACAGCAGGGGGATCTATCGAGGCTATTCTTGAATATGCAGATGCAGCCTCAGCTCGTGCCAATGCTTTCGCAGATCTACTAGATATGCAGAACGCACAGGATCTGCGCGACCTCATTGCTTACCAGAGTTCAGTAGGTGACTTTGGTGGATATAGCCCTTACATGAACCGAGGCGGTTCTGGCGGTGGCTCAGGTGGCACTAACATTACAGTCAATACTGGAGTCGGTGATCCAGAGGCTATTGCTAGAGCTGTAGAAGATGTGATCCGTCAGTCATATCAGCGAGGCACTAGCTCTACAGGACTTCTAACTTTATGACATGGCTTCCAGAGTGGCGCATAACAGTCGGTACGACTGTGTACACCAATGTAACTGGGGTAAGTCTTACTACAGGTCGCATTGACATCGATCGCCAATGTCAAGCAGGTTATGCGCGCATGGACATCATCAACTCGGACAATGCCCTCTTTGACATAGATGTCACAGATTCTCTGACCTTAGAGCTTAAGGACAGTGGTGGCACTTATGTTCCTGTATTCGGTGGCACAGTCTCAGACTTCTCAACCTCAGTCAGAAGTCCAGAAGAAATCGGATATGTAACTCTCGGGTCAATCCTTGCAGTGGGTGCTCTGGCTAAACTGCCTAAGGCGATCTATACAGATTCTGTGGCACACAATTTAGATGGCGAACAGATCTCTATTATTCTTTCAGAGTTATTAGTCAATGAATGGATTGAAGTAGCACCCGCCCTTGAATGGATTGACTACGATCCGACTACTACATGGGCTAATGCTGAGAATGTGGGATTGGGTGAGATCGATGCTGGTCTATATCAGATGGACAATCTCTCAGCTGCTGATCGCAACACTCAGACCTTAGTCCAGCAGATAGCAGATAGCGCACTTGGAACGCTCTACGAGGACAAGCAGGGTCGCATCTCATATGCCGATGCGGATCATAGAAGCAACTACTTAGCAGCTAACGGCTCAACCCAGTTAGATGGCAACTATGCTTCCCCTGCCAGCGTTAAGTCAATCCTTCAGATTGGCAAGATCCGCAATAGCGAGATTGTGCGCTATGGCAATGACTACGGCAGCACATACTCAGCCACAGACGATGCTTCTATCACTACCTATGGTCGATACCAAAGGACATTCGATTCCAACATTCGCTTTCTGGCAGACATTGAGGACATCATCGAGCGCGATCTAGCCCTGCGCTCAGTGCCTAGAACTCAGCTCGACCAGATTACTTTTAGACTTGACAATCCTCTTATGCCAGATGCCCTTAGAAACGACCTAATTAACCTATTCTTTGGCGAGCCAGTAGTTATTACCAACCTACCCTTTAACATGTTCGAGGGGTACTTCTCAGGCTTTGTAGAGGGCATCTCTATGAGAGCCACACCAACTTTTGTTGATGCGACTATCTATGTATCGCCTACAGACTTTTCTCTTATAGCCCCGACATGGGCAACAGTACTTCCAACTAACACCATCTGGAGTGGCGTAAATGGTACACTACAGTGGTCTAAAGCGATCGGAGCTCTAACCTAATGGCAACAACAACCCCTAATTTTGGTTGGGCAGTACCAACCAGTACTGACCTAGTCAAGGATGGCGCAGTAGCCATTGAGACACTAGGCGACTCTATCGATGCTTCTCTGGTCGATCTAAAGGGTGGCACTACTGGTCAAGTCCTTGCCAAGGCATCTAACACAGACATGGACTTTACATGGGCAACTTCATCAGTTGGATCATGGACTGCTTGGACTGCAACACTTGGAAACATTACTTTGGGTAATGGAACAGTGGTTTCGCGTTATCAACAAATTGGCAAAACAGTCAATTTTAGATTTAGCCTAACTCTTGGGACAACAACATCAATAACAGGTAGCGCGTATTTCTTTCTTCCTGTGGCTCCTAGTTACGATACACCTTGCACAATCATGGTAAGAGATAACGGAGTTGCGTTTTATCCTACTGTTGGAATGGTTTTCAGTGGCAGCGGTGGTTATTGTGATATAACTGTTGGAAATGCAAGCACCACATATTTACAACAAGCAAATGTAAGCGGAACAATTCCAGTCACTTTAGGAAGCACAGATGTACTCTATGTTTCAGGAACTTACGAGGTTGCATAATGTCATTTACATTTCACCCAGCATTCCCAGATGCAACAAATGAGCAAAAATGGGAACAAATTAAACTTTGGCGTAACTCTGAATTAAACCGCACAGACTGGACACAATTAGAAGATGCTCCAGTTGATAAAGCAGCATGGGCAACTTATCGCCAAGCATTGAGAGATCTACCCGCTCAAGGTGGATTGGCAGATGCAGCGGAGTTCCCTGTTGCACCATGAAGCCACGACTTTCTAAAGCTGCCGTTCAACTAAGGGAGCAATTCGATGACTCGTTCCCAGATCGTGACCGCGCATCGGATGGTTGGATCGGTGATACCCGACACGCTGCTCGCAAGTCAGATCATAATCCTGATGAGCAGGGCTGGGTTCGTGCCATTGATGTGGACAAAGACTTATTCAAGGGCGGTAAGCCAGACATCATGGGAGATCTTGCTGATCAGCTTCGTACCTTGTCCAAGTCAAAAGCAGACAAGCGTATTAGTTACATCATTTACGATGGAAGAATCTGCTCGAGCATTCTCAACTGGAAGTGGCGTAAGTACACAGGGGCTAACAAACACACTAAGCACATGCATGTTAGCTTTAAGAAAGAAGCTGACAATGATGGGGCTTTTTTTCAAGTATCTATGTTAGGTGGAGAATAATGAACGAACTAAAGACAGCAGCAGGCTCATGGGCTAGAGCATTCCTAGTAGCAGTTATCTCAATGGCAGCTGCCGGGGTAACAGATCCAAAGGCATTGATTGCAGCTGGTATTGCTTCAATCCTTCCACCTGTACTGCGCTACTTATCACCTAATGATCCTGCTATGGGAATCAAGAAGTGACACAGTCCGATTTCTTTACGCTTTACCTTGCCACCATTGCAGCACTCGGTGGCTTGTCTGGCTATGTAATCACACACCTGTTGTCTGAGATCAAAAGACTCAACACGCGAGTCGATGAGATCTATAACATCTTGCTTGACAGGTAGCATTGTGCTATGGCAAGAAAAGCAACTAAGGCGTTAGAGGAACAAGGTTACTCAAAGCTCGATGCTTACTGCATTGGACTTTATGAGTACTTCTGTTCATTAAAGCGAGCAGGTTTCGCAGAGGACATTGCCATGTTCATGATCACAGAACCGCAAGCCTATCCTCACTGGATTCTGCCTGATCCCATTGACCCTGAGAAGTTCGGGGATTACGAAGATGAGGATGATGACTAAACGCAGATACTTGGTGATCTCGGATCTACAGATTCCATATCATCATGAGCAAGCAGTGAAGAATCTAATCAAGTTAGTAAAGCGCGAGAAGTTCGATTTAGTCCTTAACACAGGCGATGAGCTTGACATGCAGTCTCAGTCCAAGTGGGCTAAAGGCACACATCTGGAGTATGAAGGGCAGCTAGATTATGATCGAAGTCTGGCTCAAAACATCCTATGGGATCTCGGCACTACCGACATCACTCGATCCAACCACACCGATCGTCTATACCACACTCTCGTTAGAGGAGCGCCTAGCCTCATCGGACTTCCAGAGCTCGAGTACTCCCGCTTTATGGGTTTCAATGACTTGGGGATTCGTTTTCATAAAAAGCCATTCGAGTTCCATAAAGGATGGGTCTTAGTTCACGGAGACGAAGGATCGATGAATAGCAATGCAGGACTTACAGCTCTTGGCTTGGCTAAGAAGTTCGGTAAGTCTGTTGTCTGTGGACACACTCACAGGGCTGGCATCAGTGCCTACACAGAAGGCTTAGGAAGCCAATACAGGACTCTTTGGGGCTTAGAGGCAGGAAATGTTATGGACAAAAGGAAAGCCTCTTATCTTAAGGCTGGGAGTGCTAATTGGCAGATGTCTGTGGCAGTCATTGAAACACATGGAGATCGAGTAAGCCCATTCTTAGTGCCAATTAACAAGGACGGATCATTCACACTATATGGACGACTTTACGCCTGACATCAAGCGCACCTTAGATGATGCCGTGGACGAGGGAGAATCGTTATCGTTTCGTTATCAGAATGTGCTTGATTAGTCGGTCACTTCTGTCACACTAATTCTGTAAGCCAGTCGAGGGCACTGGATGCAGATAGGAAATACAATGAGCTTTGAGATGCCAATGATTGTGCTGCTACTCGCAGCTAATGCTTTATGGTATTTAGTAGGCTGGGCTAAAGGCTTTAATGAAGGCAAGCGTGAAGGCTTGATCGTTGCTAAGTCATTTCAGCGAGTGACAACAGATGCGCGCTAATGAAATCCTACTTACCGCAACAGACACGATCCGCGATCGTGGGCTATCGTATGGTCACCCTGCGGATAACCTGCAACACACCGCAATGCTCCTCAGTGCATACTTACAGACACCGATTCACGATTATCAAGTCGCAGGGATTATGGTGCTCGTTAAACTTGCACGGACTAATCAATCAGCCCAACACATCGACAACTGGGTCGATCTATGCAGCTATGGAGCACTTGCAGGGCAACTAGCAACAGAGGAGAACGAACTCTATGTTTAATTTAGCCGACTATGAACCAGTGGAGGTTCGACTTGAAAAGTTTATTAAGGACTATCCTTCGTTCCGTATATCTACTGAACTGGAAGTTGTCGAGGCTTCTCGATACATCGTTAAAGCTTATCTATTTAAGAATGCTGAAGATGGCGTTGCATGGGCGACAGGGTACGCTGAAGAAACAGTTACTAGCCGAGGCGTTAATCAGACTTCAGCACTGGAGAATTGCGAGACTTCGGCAATCGGCAGAGCACTTGCAAATGCAGGTTATGCGCCTAAAGGAAAGAGACCAAGCCGAGAAGAAATGACAAAGGTCGTTGCTACAAAAGTAGTAAAGCCACCAGTTCAAGATGTCAAGGCAGATGATCAAGATTACTGGACTACACCTGTTGGGGAATATCGGGGCGTAGTCGATGCACCTGTCACACTTGAAAAGGCTATGGAAAATGTAGCTGCGATCATGGGAACAGGCGAGGCAGTAGAAGCACCAAGCTGCGAGCATGGACATATGCAGTGGCGTGAAGGTGAAAAGAATGGCAAGGCATGGGGTGGCTACTTCTGCAATACAGCGATCTCATCGGCACATCGATGCCCTACCAAGTGGTACACACTGGGATCAGACGGAAAGTTCCAACCACAGAAAGCGAGAGTTTAATGGGAAACATTGGAATCAAGATAAATGGTGAGTGGGTTGATCTAATGTCAGCCTTTGTGCCATGTCAGTTATGCAATGAGCCAGTCCAGATTAAGAACCTGGTTGATTTATCTCAGGATGCTGTCAATGGCACAGTGTCATGGCAATGCTTGAAATGCAGCACAATCAATGGCTAAGTTTGACTTCGATGAGATTTATAGATCTCCAGTGGATCGCCATATATACAGCTTTAGCGGATATGGTGGTGTAGAGAATTGCTCGGACTGCGATTCCTTTGCTCAAGTCAATGAATACGATCGCATCCATGATGGTGCAGTTATGTTCTTCTGCAAGAATTGTGAGAACAAGCATCACCTATGACCCAGCATAGGAAACACAGAGGTTTCCGCACAGAGCGTGTTGTCGCACAGTACCTATCGACTGTATGGCAAGGCGCATGTGTGGGAAGGGGTAGTGGCAAGGATATTGTCAATGTACCGTTCGATGTTGAAGTCAAAGCCCGCGCTGGATTTCAACCTCTTGCATACATTAAGCAACTGAAAGCTCGAACAGCCATTTCGGGGGAATTAGGCTTTGGAGTGATTAGACTCAACGGACAGGGTGAGGATCCGCGTGACTATGCCGCGATAATCCGACTTGAGGATCTCTTGCCACTACTCATATTAAGATACGGTCACCTAGACAAAGAACCTACAGAGGCAGACATAGACCGATGCTCTGGATGTGGGTCATACATGATAAGGAAGTGTTTAACTTGCCAACCTATGATTACAAGTGCACCAGATGCAATCTTAATCAAGAGATCAATCACGGATGGAACAATCGACCAGTGATCTTGTGCAACTATTGTAATGAACCGATGGTTAAAGTTATTGGAGCAGCAGCTACACACTTTAAGGGTAAGGGCTTCTACAGTACGGATAAATAGTTATCCACAGAAGTTATCCACAGCCGGTGATTAGGAGGATCTATGAAACGAAACACCGTTCTGAGCAGGACTTATACAAATGGATTTGACAGCGATGGTACGCTAACGGCGCAGAGCCTCTCAAAGGCTCACCGCGAGCCCCTTAGGGGCGTAGCTCGCGGGGTGCTAGTAGCTATTGGGATATCTCTATGCTTAACGCCTGAAGCAGGTGGATCTAAACCAATGCAATATGTAACCTATAAAGAATATGCTTATCATCAATTAGGTTATAACTTAAAGCAATATAAATGCTTAGCAATACTCTATGGTAAAGAATCAGCATGGAATCCTAAAGCAGCTAATGGATCACACTATGGTATTCCACAAGGTAGAAGCCAGTGGCTTAAAGACCAAGATGGTTATACTCAGGTACAGTGGGGTCTTAACTACATAGGCAACCGATATGGTGAGCCATGTAAAGCATTGGATCATTGGAAGGCTAAGGGATGGCATTAGATAAGCTGAACAGCAGGCGTTATCGCGAGCAACGCGAACGCGTGTTCATGCGCGATGGTAGATCCTGTCAGTTATGTGGCACAGACGAGGGCGAGATGCACATTGACCACATCATCCCACGCAAGGTAGGTGGAGATCACAGCCTTGAGAATTTAAGAGTGTTATGCAAGTAAGTGTACCATTTACGCCCGTCCAGATTAGTGAAGCAGGTGTAATTGTTTCCCATTGAGTTGTACTTAGTGAGAAGTCTGTAGCTGAGAC